GTCAATGGCTCGACAACTCGGTGATACAAGCGCAGACCTTGTAAATGATGCGCCTACGGTTGCGGATAAAGGAGCTGAGTTAGAGCTGAAAGCTGCTAACTTTGAAGAACAGTACGGAATAACTGCAGACACTCCAGAAGAAAAAGCAGCTTTAGAAGTTGCTAAAAATAACATTCTCAACAATATCGATTCTCAAGCTGTTTACAACGACTACATGAGCGGTAAATATGCTGAGATAGATCTAACATCACCTACCCCGACAACAGTCAACGAAGACGGGGTGAATGAGCCTATTGTAGATGAAGAGCCGTTCACCTACCCAGTTGTTCCTGATTTTAAACCTGACTACTCACTCAACCCCGAAGACCCTACTAAAATAGGAATAGACCCTGAGACCGGTACAGGATTAACCGGAACGGCGTTCACAGGTGTAAGCGATCTTGTAGATCCTAATTGGACACCAGACTACAGCCTCTATAATCCAACCTCAGGCTCTACAGACGGTCAGGGTTTAAAACTGCCTACAACGTCAAACCTAGAGGATATGGGCGGCGGGCAAGGATTAACTTCAGGCGAGGTCGGTGCTGGAGAAAGCACAGACGGATTGACTGTAGACTTGAGCGGCAAAGATGCGGTAACTCCTGAAGATTTAACAGATCCAAGTCTAGTAGGTGTAGATGACTCAAACTACAAATTAGACCCACTTGAAGTAGAAACCCAAACTCCAGGAAACATAGTAGCCGTCGGCACTCCCAAAAAACCAGCAACTGACTCAAATTTACCAAGAGGCAGCGATATTGCTCCAAAACCGGCGAACGCGTCTGCAACAAACCCTGACGGGACGGAGGCTGTACCTACTTGGAAATCGGCTCTTCTCACTCCTGGCCTACTAACCTCAACATACAACCCTAATGCCGATTACTCTTTTAAAGGTACGTATACCCCTCAAGCGATAGACATCAGTCAGCAAACCCCTTTGCAGCAGATAAACCCTGTGTTTCAGCAGCAACAGCCCCAAACAGACACGACTACTATGCCTCAAACGCAAAACACTTCTGGATATTATAATTACGGGGTTGAAAAGAGTCCTCTTTCTTTTGACAGTTCACCGTTCTACGGCTCGTCTACCCCGCAAGTTGCGCACCTGCGAGGTGGCGGTCTAGCCATGGCGTCACCACTTATGGCGGCGGGAGGCGTTCCTTACAAAGGATCGCACTACGTGCAAGGAGCCGGTGGAGGCCAAGACGATTTGATTGACGCTCGTCTAGCTGATGGAGAATACGTATTTGACGCTGATGTAGTTGCAGCGTTGGGTGATGGGTCAAACACAGAAGGTGCAAGAAAGTTAGATGCTATGAGAGAATCAATAAGAAAGCAAAAACGCTCTGCGCCAATTAACCGTATACCGCCGAAGGCTAAATCACCTCTGGCTTATCTCAAAGGAGTTAAGTAATGTCTTTAACCCAAGGTGATCCGTTACCAAATGTAAACACGACGACAACTCAGACGACCACTGCCCCAGCAGCGTACACGGGCTATTTGAATGATCTGGCAAAAGCTGGTCAAACTGCTTTAACGGCAGACCCTACAAAACTTGTTGCGGGTTTTACCGATTTACAAAAGCAAGGACAAGCAGCTGTTCCTGGAGCGGCTACAGCGTATCAACCAGGACTAACAGCAGCTGGAAATACTGCATCTACAGCGGCGGGAGGTTTAACTCCTGAAAATATCCAAGCCTTGATGAACCCATACACCCATAACGTGGTGGATGAGATGGGTAGGCTACAGCAGCAAAACATACAACGCAATGTAATGCCCGGATTGAAGGCTGCGTTTGCGGGCACTGGAGGCAGCGGCTCACAGAGGTTTGCCAATGCTACAGGCCAAACTATGGCTGATATGCAGTCCAACTTGACAGGGCAGCAGTACGGAGCTTTGAACACAGGCTACAACAATGCGGTTAACGCTGATCTGCAAAACTTGCAACTTCAGAACAATGCGTCAAAGACACAAGCTGATATCGCAGCTCAAGAGCAAAATCTAGGGCTCACCGGCGCAACTGCAATGATGAACACTGGAGCTCAGCAGCAAGCACTGCAACAAGCGAAAATTGATGCACCCCTGAAACAAGCAACAAACGCAGCTCAACTACTTCGTGGTCAAACTGTACCTACATCGACATCGCAAACATACAATGGACCGATGCCTGGAGCTTATTCAGCCTCACCGTTGGCTCAAATGGCTGCCATGGCTACGCTGTTTGCATCTGGGTCTAACGGCACAAGCGCAATCAAAGGGTTGACCGATTGGTATAAACAAACTTTCCCGTCAACTCCTGCTGTTCCTGTTGTTCCTGGTAATACGCAAGCCCCTCCAGGTACTAACCCATCTGAGGATGGGAGCAATGGACCTCCTCTTGATACGGTCAATGGGGGTGATGGAGGAGGATCAACAACGGTCAATCCTGATGCAAATATTGATGAGCCTCCTGCCCCTGAAATTGTCCCAGAAGGACCTTGACTATGACCACAGCTTCACCTCTTAAATCAGCTTCTTCAGTAATGTCTCCAGATGTTTTTGGAGATAACGACACCGATTATGCGGAGAAGTATCAGAACGCCAAAGACGCTGAAGATAAGTTGATGCAGCTTTTGGACAAAAGACAAGAGTCAAGGCTCAGCCCATCTATGCTCTCACTGGCTGGAGCTCTTTTGGATCCAGGCAGGACCGGCAGCTTTGGTGAAGCCCTAGGTCGTGGGGCTACGGCGTATGCTAACATGCAGCCACAAGAGGACAAACAGCTGCAAGAAAACGCGATGATGCAAATGCAGCTTCGCAACATGCAGTTGGAAAGGGCTCAGCAGGGTAAAATCTCTAAAATGGCAGCTCCTTTCATCCAAGGCTTTTTGAACCCAGACGGGGCAGCTAAAGCTCCAAATGCAGCTCCTGTAAACTCTACAAACATGAGTCCTGAAGTTCTGGCAAAAATTAAAGAGTTGTACGCTCAAAACGGTCCTGAAGTGAGCCTAAACGAGGCTGGGGCAAACGCTCCTGCCCCTGCGCCAGCAGAGCCGGTTGAGCAGTTGTCTGCGGGATCTTCTAACGCATCCGATACTTTTAAAACTGGACTCGCAACTCCAGCTGCTGTAACAGCTAAAACCCCGATTTCTGATGTGACTACAGGCGATTTACCCCCTGCGGCTCCTCTTGCGGCTACTGCCGTTATCGACACCAGCCCTGATATAATGATCAACGGTCGTAAAGTCAATCCTGAGATTATCGCGGGTTTGAAGATGGTGCCCGCAACCAGAGCAATCGGTGAGGCTTTGGATGGTGTGTACAAACAGAAGATCGCTGAACGTGAGTATTTACTGAAAACCGAAGAGAACCGTCGTCAAAACGAAGCAGCTGTTATCAAACAGGCAGAGGAAAAACGAAACCAACGTGCGGCTCAAATTAAAGAAGTCCAAGAAACACGAGACGTAAGCAAAAACGTCCGTGAGCAGGGTGAGTTTGAACGTGGGGCTTACAAGACGACTCCTTGGGGTTACATGGATCTTACTGATCCTAAAAAGCCTAAACCCGTGTATATCGCTAATCCGGGTGAAGCTGATGTAGGCATCAATTTTCCTGAGTACGATGGAGATAGTCTTTTAGGGTCTAGAGAAGATTTGATGAAGCTGCGTGAGGCTAGATCCAATAAAGACAAAGCCGGTGTCGATGCTATTTACAACTACCTTAAGTTTGGCGTAAGCGGAAAGCCGGTAGCGGGTGACAAAAACCAAGGACAGCCATCTGCCGATGATAAAGCTGTAACAAAAGCAGCTAGAGAAAAAACGGCTACAGTGAGTGCTGAAGCTCAATCCAAACAGACTCAAGACTTTTTAAATAATGAGTCCTCTAATCGAGACACAGTTTATACCGCTGCGCGGATCATGAAGAATGCGAGCGGGAACTCTAAGATGTATGGACTGCTAAAGCAGCCAGGACTAGGAACTGCCCTCGCATCTTTCATCCGCGACAAGGGTGAGGTTGGCGATTTTGCAATAACCAAAGACAATTTAGAGAATTTTTTAAGGCTCAAGAAGTTTGACACTACAAAAGAAGATATGACCGCTGTGGCAGAAATGGCCAGTGATCTGGCTCGCTTACACTTTCAATTTCGTAAAAACTTACTCGCTAATCAAGGGTCTGTGTCTGATAGAGAAGATGCAGGTATCGCTAAGATTCAAGGTACCCCCGCAGACACTCCAGAGTACCTGATCAAAATGGCTCAACTGACCGGTCGTAAAGCGCAGTTTGATACCCAAGTTGCTGCAGATTTTAAAGCGTATAGACGACAAATCAAAGACCCCTACGCGGTTCTCGATGTTTATAAGAGCGATCCTAAATCTGGATATCAAAAAGTTTTAAACTCGTATGACGACTGGTTAACAAAGACGTACAACCTTCCTCAAAATGTCATACCCAAAGCAAAACCTGAGACCGCCTCTAAGGGTAACTCAGGAGCTTTGAATGACTCCACTTTGGACGCTATCTTGAAAAAACGTAATATCAAATAACTAGGGATCAGCATGCCTATCGACTACGATAAACTCAGTGATGCGCAGCTCAAAGTAGCCAAGATGGTTTCTGATGAGGCAAAAGCGCAAGGGCTTGACCCAGATCTTGTTTTGCCCCTTGCATATCAAGAGAGCCGCTTTCGGGCAAACGCTCTTGGTCCTATGACCAGCCGAAAAGAAAGAGCCGCAGGAGTTATGCAGCTTTTACCCTCTACAGCTAAAGACTTAAAAGTGAACCCTTACAACTTAGAAGAAAACATACGAGGTGGGGTTACGTATTTTAAACAACTACTTGAAAATCCAGAAATTGGAGGCATTGACAAGGACAGAGCATACATCGCTTATAACGCAGGTCCTAACTCAAAGTTCTTTAAGACTGGAAACCCAGAACACATACCGACTGAGTCTATCCTCTATTTGAAAAAAATTAGAGCGCATGGAGCTGAAGAAAAAAGCCCTGAAACTCAGGCACTGACTTCTGAGTCCGCTCCTCCAGAGTCTATGGATCAAAATGAAGAATTCATAAACGACACTGCTCAAGAAGCTCCGGCTGAGGCGCCAGCACCTGTCGTAGAAGCAGAAGCGCAGAAGCCTCCAGGACAATTTGATTTTGATTTTGAAAAGTTCAAAAAAGAGCAAGAAGCCGCAGCGCAGAATAAACCTTACGGGTTCAGTGACCAAAGTCTTTTGACTGGGGGAGCTGGCACTCTTGCAGGATTGACTGTAGGAACTGGACAGGTAGGCTTAAAAGCCTTAAATGATTTTCGTAATCTACCTAAAGATTTGACTACTGCTGTTCAAGCTGCCAAGACCGGAGTTAGCGCATCGGGTAGCCCGCAAGGAGTTAAAGACTGGGCAGAGTCACAAGGCTACAAAGATCGTGGAGCGCAGACCTACGAAAAAGCTCATCAAGCTGAGAGCGGAAAACGTGTTGGAGCTAAAATCAGAAATCCTCTAACTGGTGAGGTTACACAGCCAGTTTTCAGAACTGCAAAACCTCCGGCTTTTGAGCCCGTAGTTGAACCACCTCCTAGTGCGTTAAAGCAAGCAGGCAACTGGGGTTCAAAGATACTACAGCACCCTCTAGTCAACCGAACGCTGGGTGGTTTAGGCGTAGCATTCAGCGGCAATGAAGCTTATGAGAGAGCCAAAGCCGGAGATGTCCCTGGAGCAGCTCTTGCAGGCACTTCTGCTCTAGCAAGTGCGGCCTCTCTGTATCCCCCAGCGGCTTTACCCGCAAACTTGATATCTGCAGGCAGCACTGGCACTTTAGCTATGTTGGATAAAATCCGGAACAAGATGGCAGAGGAAGCTAAGACTCCGCAAGCTCCCGTGACTGAAGCTGAGCTCAAACAGGCAAACCAGCCGGTTGGCGGGTTCTATCCTCAACGAATGGTTAGACGACGTAGTCCTGAGCAGATACGACAGACCCAACAGCAGCTCACAGGAAAATTGCTCGGGGATTTGGATAATCAGCTGCAGGATTTCTCTAAACCCGCTCAAAGTCCTCTTGCAGCTGCCTCAAAATGATCATTTAAGCCTACGGAGGGCTTTTTCTACTTCCTCAATTCCCCGCATATCCCGAAGTAGAACAAGCACCTCCACTATTCCTCTTAATAGAGGTATCGCAAAGTCATCGGTTTCAAGGTCACCCTCTATGCCGACCCTAGGGGTAACGAACAAGTTATCGTCTATCTCAAGCTCAATCGTGAAACGGTGCTTCATGATTACTCCTGACCAACGTAGGCTGACGTGGGAGTTGAGCCGTCTTGAGGTTCCCGCCGAGCAACCTCAATGTACTTTTCTAGAAAATGCTGAGCCTTGAGCAAATCGTCAAGACCGTTCTTGTGTTTCCAACGAACCACGTATTTTGTGATTTGACCCTGAAAATAATCAAGGTCATTTGCTACAACAAAGTCCCAGTGTTGGATGCCAGACTTGTAATGAGTCCCAGCTACTTGACGAGAATTAGCTGACGAGGGTTTTAGATCACCAGCCTTGACGCCATTAAATCGTTTTTCAAAATCATGCATGTCTACGCTCCTTTACAAGATCCTCTAGCAACTTCAAACCTACGGGGTGTGGGGTTAGCCCACGCAGGTACTCAACACCACGCTCAAAGACGTCTGAGATGGTTCTATTACCCATATCTAGCTCACCCAAACAAGTGTAGCAAAGATCAAGCATATCAGCCCACTTCAGAGTCAACGCTTCACCGACTGTAAGTTTTGGAGACTTGAGCCAGTTTTGCGCCATCATCTTTTCCTCAAGAGCGTCTAAATTCTCTTTGAGGATCGGCATTTCCCACTTTGCAGTCGCAGGAACATCACCCGTCCACTGCTCAGCGGTGTCGTGTAACAACGTAGCTGAAATCAGCTCAGGCGACGGGTTCTCATCGCCGCAAAGCGCAAACACGATCGCTAAGACGTTTGCAGTGTGCTCGCCTACGGTCTCATATTTATTCATTCTACGGGTATGCCAGCGGGTAACTGAGTTGCCTGCCCGTACAGTTTTGATCACTTCATGCGCTAACATTTTTACCTTTCAGTGGAGCACGGCGAACTTTTGCAGTGCCTCGTGGGTACTTCATCTCACGAGCTTGGGCATCACCAACGCGGATCTCGCGAAAAGCTGCTGCATCTTTACAGCCATCAACCATACGCTGCTGCTCATCCCAGAGTTCTAAGATCAGGCCAGCCAGAGGACGCATGCTATAGGTGGGGTTGTACCGCTCAAAATCAGCAGCAGTTTCCCAGCCAAACGCTTCTAAATACACATCCCAGCTCACCCGCAGCCGACGAAGCAAACTCTTAACAGCCGCGTCAGATGGGCGAACATAGTACATTGGTAAGTTGATACCGGCTTCACGAGCTAGATTGACCCAGTGGTCATCGTCTAGAAAGTTTCTCTTGTAAAGCTCACGCTGAAAGTCAGATTGTTCTCTAGCTTTCGCGCTACTCTCTGGTGAGAAGGGCTTTGTCATTTCGTTCTTTCTCAATTTTAGATTTCAAATATCCTGCAATCAACAAGGCTTCAGCGCGATCGATATGTTTTTTGAGGTGCAACTCAGCCTTTGGAAACATCTTGATCGCCATCGCTCTTGCCTGCTCTTTATCACTTGTCAACCCATAGTGCTTCTTCCACATGGACGGGGTAACAAAGAACGTAGGTACGTAAGCGCAAGCCAGCACCGATCTGCAGCAGCCAAACGAGTCACCAAGACTGAACACGCTTGACACGCCTTGTCCGGGCATCGCGTTGACTCGCTCAAGCGCAGCTACAGAATGAAAATCAGCATGGCGCATGATATCTAGCATGCCCGCTGGGTTGATCTCATTTTTGACTGTACCCGAACCTTTCAGCATAATCGGTATATCCCACACCCTGTACCCCAAGTGATCGATCATCGCTATCGCCCCACTTAACCCAGGATCAATACCGATGTAGGTATTTAGATTCTCGTCCATAAGTCGCAACCTTTCACCTGAGCTGATGAGGATAGCAGTATAGACTGTCTATCACAGACCCAACCGCCTTCGTCTTTGATTGATGAATACTGGCAAGTTCTGCAGTGCACAAGAGGAGCCGCATCATTCCAGCAGACATCTTTAGCATCACAGAACTTGCACCGCCAATCGCTTTCCTTCTCAGCGATCCTAGGAGGAGGCGACATCGAGTAGGTAAGTTCGTGGAGCTTGCGCTCAATATCAGCAATGCACTCCTCGTCATACTCAATCCTTTCGATGTAGTACTGCTCATCGTCTTTACGCAACGCAACATAAAGAGCTCGCTTCAACCCAGCCAACCACATACCGGACTGCATCTGGTAGTAGTGCTCAGGTTTGGCGACCTTTACACCACGGCTCGAGAGCTCTTTGTACCCGTTCGCATTTGTCGTTTTAATTTCCAACAAATGAGGAGTTTTCTCAGCTCCAGGCACGCCACGAACCACACCGTCAGGCTTGCACACGAAGTGCCCGCTTGCAGCAGTGTAAACCCATTGTTGTCCGGTGTCTGCATCAACCTCCCAGACCTCAAGACCCGCGTCTTTAAGATCTTGCACAATCCGCGCCTCCTGGAGATGACCGGTCTGAAACAGCCGCAATATACGCCCTTTAAAGGAGTCATTGTAGAAGCCTCGCCAGTCATACCAGATAGACCGGACACACTCATCACCGATACCTGAAGCGCCAACTCGGCTAAGTCGCAGGGTTTTACTTTGCTTCTTTTCATAAGCGGCGTAGATCAAGTCTTCGAGAGCGGAGTGATGTCGCGGTATAGCAGCCATTAGACAGCCTTGGTTACTGCTCTGACCGCCCACATACTAGCGGTTTCGGCATGAGTGATTGCAATATTGAGAGCGCGTTGCGTCTCACCGGCGTGATACGAGTCACGAAGAGTTTCCAGATACTTAACTGCATCATCAAAATTCGTCTTGATCGTATTTACTCGACGTACCTGATCATCGTTAAGTACGGTGTATCCTATCGGGTCTGTGGGCACGGGAGCTTGTATAGACTCAAACTCCAGAGTTATAGGAACTGCGTAGGGCACAGGAGTGCTATCAGCAGCGTCTTCAACCGGCGGCGGTGGGGGTTTCTTTGCTTGAGTTACCATGATCAATCGTCCCAAGGAGCTTTCTTACCTGCAGGAGCCGGAGGCTTAGAGGTAGTAGATGGAGCAGGGGTAGATGCAGCCGCAACAGGGGTAGGCTTTGCAGCTGGAGCTGGTGATGCCTTTGGGGCAGCGGAAGCGGCAACTTTGTAACCATTAATGCGGTTCTGCGGACCGTACTGACCACTTCCTGGCTCAGTCGCAACATCAGCGTAGAAAGGAAGATTGATCAGCTCATCAGTGTCAGCCGCATTAGGTTTACCGCAAGCAGCAGCCCAACCAGACACTTGACGACGTCCAATTTCCTCAGCTTTGGCGCTGGGGTTCTGGATGTTGAAGTTCATGAAGATCAAACGATCAATATGCGTAGGACCGAGAACGCGGAACTTGGCTTTGATGTACACACCAGTACCAGCGGAAGTTTTCTTGTCCTCAGCTTCCTCACACATCAGCTGATACTCGCCATCAGGTATAGGCTCATAAGAACCGCCACCGCCTGTGTCGGGTTCATAGTCACCCGCATTGAATCCAAATCTTGCCATATTAAATACTCCTCTTACTGTTTGACAGGGATAGTCTCAGCCAGCTTCTCGAAAACCATAGGGATGGTGTCCGGGCAGTTGTACCGATTCTTTGCGACGTATGCAGGGTTCTCAACGACATGGAGAAGACGTTCTCCAGTGGTGATACCGCGCGATACTTGGTTACCGAAGCCCGCATCGGACTTCTTGACAATCACTCGAAAACTTGCGAAAGCCAGCACATCGACCCACTCTTGCAATATAGCATTGCAGCGATTGGACAGCTTGGGCTGGAAACGATCGTAAGGCTCAGAGCGAGGGTCTTCGTACTTCACTGTAGCCGAATGAGCCAGAATGACGATGTTCATGTCACGCTTTTTGCGCAACACATCAAAGCCAGTCAGCAGCTCACGAAACGACTCAGCGATCATCATGGCACCCTTGCCGTATGATAGATCTTTAGCGTCATGCTTGGACTCGATATCAGCCGTGATCAAAGGCTCAATCAACCAGTCGGCTGTGTCCAGCACCACGGTCTTGAACTCATGTTCTTCTTTGATCAGCGAGCGAATACTTTGCGCAATGTCATCAACGGTCTCAGCGCGAGGAAATGATGTGATGTCCAAAGACGCCAAACCATCCTCAGTTGAGATAAAGATAGGAGCAGGGAAGGTGCTAGCCAATGTGCTCTTACCGATGCCGTGCCCGCCATAAATACAAATTCGTGGGGGCAGGGCTTGCTTACCTACAATTAAATTTTCTTTCCAATCACTCACGTTTTCCTCCTGTTAAAATTACACCGCTCCGTTATTATAACCTCAAACATTAACGTAAGGGGTTAAAGTTTAAAATTATTTTGTCATACTTTAACTTATTCTTGTCCCAGCGCAAAACTTGGCAGACATCTGAAAGCTCAATCACTACAGTTATACAGATAGCGCAGAGCGTAGGGTCACCAGACATGACGATATAGTCATCGTCTTGGTACTCACGCATTACGCGCCTTGCATGCTCTATAGCCGCATCAGGATCAAAATCCCTACCTATAGACGAGAACACCTCTCGAACGTTTCCGTGCTCACTAGCAGCAGAGTAGTCGCGCCTCTTGTCAACATGAACCAACCACACATTACTCATTTGATATCTCCATAAACTTTACCCCATTTGACCTCGGCTTTCACCGGAAGGTCAGGCCACCACGTAGGTGGAGTTGACATTACTTGCTCTATGTAGTCCCTAGCAGCAGGACCCTCGTGCTCATCAACCACCCCTATAATCTCATCATGCACCGTCAGAGCCACAGGATAGGTTTCATTGACGATAAGCAACTGCTCCATTACGATGTGTCGCGCTACAGACTGAATTATATTCTCAACGACCAACCCGCCATAGATACTAGATAAACCATCGCCTCTTGACATGTACGCCCACCTACGCTTTCTAGACTCATAATGTAGCCCAGGATAGAACAGAGGCAAACCCACGGGCAAATGGATAGTGTTTTTATCTGTAGAGCAAGATAAGCTCTTGCTGAGAACAACGATATCGCCGTCATGTATGAGCTGCAGAGCTTTGTCGCAGGTGTTCCAAAACCGTACGATAGCGTCGTTCTTCTGACGATAAGTCTGTATGGCCTTCTCACACATCGCGAAAGAAAGAGGTTTACCTTGTGCACGGAGGAACTCGACGAAGGTTGGAGCAGACATTCCGTAACCGGCTCCTAGCACAGTTGTCTTGCCCAGCCAACGTTCCTCCTCGTCAGCCTTTGTGATCGTGCGTCCGTAGATAAACGAAGCCATGTGGCAGTAAGGATCTAAACCCTGCCTGAAAACTTCTACAAGGTCAGTTTGACCAGCAGCCAGAGCTAGAGCCCGAGCTTCGATCTGTGAGCTATCACCCACGACTAAGACCTTGCCTGGAGGGGCAATGATACCTTTGCGGAGCTTTGACCCACGAGGTAGATTTTGTAGATTGATACCACCGCCTCCGCTGAAACGACCTGTATGCGCCCCGTAGTAGAGCAGAGGAACTGGAAGCAGTCCTGATTTGCCAATGGAGCTGAGACGATTAGCGCGAGTTTCCTCAATGGTCGATTTAAGTTTAAGACGGGTGGCGACGAGGGTCTGCACACGAACATCAGGATGCTCGAGCAGGTCTGTGATTCCTTGATCATCTTTGGCAAAGGCATAGGTAGGTTTTTTAGTCCTCTCACTGATTTTCATCGGCGGTTCTACGCCTAGAGTTCTAAGAGCGTCAGCCATCTTATGGTTTGACATGATAACTTCACGAGTGATACCGGCATCTTCCAGCATCTTGTCACGGCTCATCATAAGATCAACAACGTACTTGTCTAGCATCTCGTGATTGACCGCCAACTTAGGGTTTGTAACAGCTTTAATAGACCAATCTAGTAGCATCAGCTCAAAACGAGGGAAACCCGTAATAAGAGCATCGTAAATCCCATAGCATAGCTCATCGTCACGCACGCAATACTCACCTAAAATCGTTTTCTCATAGCTTTCAAGCTGCTCAAGACGCTTTCCTTTAGAAATGCTGAGCGCGTCAAGTTTAGGGTCAAGACCTAGGTATTGAGCAACAGAGCGCAAGCTATAAGACTTGAGCCGAAGCCTACCGCGAGCCAACCCAACAGTGTCTACCCACTCTTTAGGATCCCACTTATAGTGATGAGCCGCTATACCGCCATCAAACTGCGCATTGTGAGCAATCGCCCGCACTTTGTTTCCGTAGAACTTGAAAGCCTTACCTACATCACCACCCCAAGCCATAACTGTAGGCTCTTTGTTCATCTTGAAACCGCAGCACAGCGTCTGGTACCTAGGGTCACGGATATACTCAGTTGCCGTCATGGATGTCAGCGAGTATTTCTCTTTAGGATCATAGAAGGTCTCAAAATCAATCGTCAGGGTATCAAGCATCGCCTGCCTTAATCAACTTGTCAGCAAGGCGATAGGCTTCTTCACAATCCTCATTGAAATCAGTATCACCGTTTTTCATCAGCTCTTTGAATATTTCGATGGCAAAATACTGACGAATCGTCATGCCTGGCTCTATGATGTACCCGTGCTGGTTAACTGGAAACGCTGATTTTTTCACCGCACTCATGTTTTTCTCCTGCCTGTTTAGTTAAAAATACCATCTTACACTCTTTACAAACCCACGCTGAGCCTTGCTCAACTACGGTTCTTTTGTCGCCATGAATCCCACGTACCCTGCCGAAAAATGTTCTTATCTTTTCTAGCATTATGCCTCCTTTTCTTTGAGCCAAATCTCGCACGCCTTACGCCAGTCAGTAGCTTTAATACTATCGAGGTAGCGCAACCCATGACGAGTTTTCTTATGCTCCCACCAAACCAAACTGATCGGCTGAACGACCTCTTGGAAGTAGGGAGTGCGGAACAGCTGATCGGTTTGAGGATCAACCATGAAGTCAAGCAAGTCAGCTTCCCAGTCAGAAGTCTCACAGTCTTTGAACATCCCATAGGGCTGCACGATAAGCTCAGCGTAGTCGGTAGAATAGTAGTCCTCGGGTACGTACGAGGTATCCTTGACCTTGTCCCAGACTGGGATATTAACGTACACGTGAAGCGAGTCAGACATCTGCGTGTACGGACCAACCTTGTATCCCGCGCGGTGAGCAACGTACTCTTGGAGCATGCTGAAGTGCACCACGTTCGCACCCAGTTTGCCGTACAACAGATCGTTAGACCGGCAGCAAACCGTCATATACAGGGCTCCGTCACGAACCTTCCAATAGATGTGAGTATTGCAGGGGTGGTCTTTTTTGCTTTGACCTAGGTCAAGCTCAGCGTCCCACATCGTAGTCACCACGCGACGGTCTTCAGGGTTACGCTTTAAGATCGCTATGGCTTTCTCGATCTGATCAAAACCCTTGTTACCGCGAAGGCGCCAGCCGTACGCACCCCAGAACGTATCGCCATCGTCGCTGTACTGCTTCATCTGTGCGTTAAAGTAATCAAGGAACTCCACATCGCGGTAACCGCCTATGACCCAAAGCCCTTCCATACTGTGAAAGAACGGATTACACATACGTTTCTTGTCAAACAATACGCGCTGCATCGAGTCTCGATACGTCGTTGCAACCGGCTCATTGAACTCTATGACTGGGCCATTACGCGAGTTACGTTCTACGCCCTCCAAGCGAATTGCATTGATTTCTAACGAGAAAGCCTCGTTGACGTTTTTAACATTGAAAGCTCTCATCATTGCTCCTTAAAAAGCTGTTTCTGGTTTGTAAGTCGAGCGGGGACGACCTGTGCCGTTCTCAGTGCGGATATACTTGTCAAACTCACACATGCAGTTCTGCCAGTCGTGCAGCGTCAGCTTTGGCTCACCTAGGTCTACGTAAGCTGATACCTTTTCAGCAATGTATTGCAGCTCGTCGTTGAACTGATCCTGGATTATGCGCTTGTCTAGCCCTCTACCAAATAGCCGGTTGAGTCCACGAGTCGAGCCAGGACCGATTGGAGCGTAGCTGTAAAGATCAGGAGCGTTACACAGCACAGGGCTATACGTCAGATCGGCGACGACTTGACCAGTCATGAAAGTGCCAAAGCCGTACGCGCCTTTGAAAGCCTCGATAGACTTTTCAACAGTGATGTCATTTTGAAGAAAGAAGTCCTCAAACCATACGTACTTTTGAGTGAGGGGCTCTAGCATAGACTTGGAGACCCAGCGACCTTTACCCATGCCGGCAGGAAGCTGTCGAGCCGTGACCAAGTACGCCCCAGTCCAGCTCTTCACACCGGACTCAACTCGGCGGTCTATATAGTCGCCAAAGGCTTCAGCGTCAAAGTGCTCAACCGGCCATAGCCCTTCATCCATCAACCCTTGCAGTGTAGGTGGCCAGTTGATCCAACGAGCGCAGCAAAGCATGAACCACAGGTGTGAGTTGTCTTTGTAAGGCTCTATGATGTGATTGATAATCCAAGCTGATACACGATCATCACGGCGACGTACGTTGCAGAACCGGTACCGGTCTAAGATCATATCCTCAGTCCAAGGTCTAGGAGCCCCAGCGTCACGTTCACGCCTCACATGCTCACGCTCATCAACAAAGTAAGCGAGTTTTGTCAGCATGAGCGGGTTAGGTAAACCAGCCAGATTGTCAAACATTGTCAAGCCCCAGCTCTTTACAGATAACTTCAACGGCTTCCTCAGCACTTACCCAGTGAGGTTCTAGGCCAGCGTTGTGTAGTTTCCGAGCTGATGAAATATTTTTCTTGTCATTTGTTAAGATGTTATCAGTTTTCTCGATAGGAGGCTTGCCCTCCACCGCGCGGCGAGCGTTCACATTAGCGACGCACTGATCGAAGGGAGTGCTGAGGCAGATAGGAACAAGCCGTGCGTCTATCTCTTTAAGCCGTTGGTGCAGTACGATCGTAGGCTCATATACGTTGCCCACAATTACGCCTTCATAAATTACGTTTGAAAACTGCGCGCATTCAACTACAGCATCCCAGACCATTTGAGGAGTCTTGACCGTATCGCACCCTCCACATACACGGTCATAAGACCCCAGGATGACAAAGTCTTTGTATACGTTGACCAAGACGCCATTGGTGGCGTTGACCTTTTTCTTGAACGTACCCTCAGCTCTATCCATCACTTTACGGGCTACCCACGTCTTGCCCGCACCGTTAGAACCTCGTATAGAAATAACCACGTTTGACATACTCGCTCCGTTAACTTAAGATTAAATTATAACGCTCTGAGGGTTAACGACAACCCCTAGAAACCCTAATGCAAGCGTCACCGCGTCACGCTGCGACACCAACCTAGAATCCATACCCCATGACTGCAACTTCAAGTGAGCTAGCTCAACTGCGCGGTATTTTGGAAGCAGCGATTTTGCTGGATCAAAAGGCTTCTCATTGCCTGCAAGAGCGCGTCTGTTCATCGTCTGAGCGATACATTGATTGCTGGGAGTATCAAGGGTGAGAGCGTGCAAGACCCCATAACCTTCACACGCATCAGCGATGTCTTTGGTCAGTTGCTGGAGTCCAGACATCAGCAAGCCTTCCATGACGATGTGTCCGTAAGGGATGATTTCAGCGCAGGCAGGTACAACGTCACGAACATGACGCACACGATCAACACCGCCAGTGACCGCACCTTC